TACAAATTATATTCGACATGGGGATTTTCATTTTTATAAACAACATGGTGTTGTTGAATATAAAATCAAAAGTGGTGACACTGTCAACTCTGTAGCGAACTTCTTTAAAGTTCCTATTTCAAAAATAAAGAAAGCTGGTAAATTTGAATTAGGGAAGCGTATTGTATTTAGGGCTAATGTTTTCAGTCATAAACGTGGGTGGGCGACAGGACCCCTACTGACGGACGCCAAGGGTAAGTTGATAAAGGATCCTCGCAAAGCGTCACGGGATTATACATCCCTAAATTACAAGTTGTACTGCAGTTCATTCTGCGTCAAGAATAGAGGGATCAAAGTCGGCAAGACCCACCCCAAGATCGTTAAGAATACTGTCTAAATCCATTTGATTCTGGACATCGAAGTTAATATCGAATAAATCGAGAATGTCAAATACAGACTCACCCATCAATGACACAGAGTTAGATACTGCTGTGTGATTGTTCTGTATTGACACAACAACCTTAAATTGATTAACATCGAAAATTTTCCGACATACTGGGCACGTATTCTTACCTTTATTTTTCCACCCTTGTAGACAGTGGGAATGAAATATATGTCCGCATCGGATTGGGGGGTTCGATCTCGTTGATCGGACTTCCCCCAGACATATAGAGCATGTTGGCATTCTACAGTAGTGTGTATAAAGTTTTTTCCGTGATTTAGCTCACGTAATTTAGTAAATTTTGGATGTATCAACCATGGGCTTGTTGCAGTTGGTGCATGGGCCCACACCTTGGGTATCCGATCGAATCTTGTCAAAGAGTTCGGGTCCCGACTTCTGGAGAAGTTGCCTGTAGGAGTAGTTGTCTTCGTAAGTGATATTGTTCTGCTTCATAACATAGTTGTTAAACAGTTGGGCTGAGGAGTTAACAGTGAAACACCGTCCGTCCGCCATTCCAAGTCGCTGCGACATATTGTTACTATAAAATTAGAAATTAATTTGCCTATTCGTAATCGTCTGTACCCAAGATTTGAAACCTTTTTCTCTGAGAAGTTTAACGAATGGATCGCATCGGTACCCAAGGTAAATGTCAAAAACATCCGTTTCCTGTGTCCGGGACACCCGGATAGACTCATTTTCGTTGATGTGTTGATTGATAATATTGTAGGCAAATGCAATCTCTTTGAGGGTTTCAGCCCCAGTAATGATAATTTTACCAGTACTGAAAATACTGCAAGTGATTTCTTTCATATCATTCGCGGGTTTGAACTTGATTTTAACAGCGGAATAGCGATCAGGTTCGAATGAAACCTTGAAAATGTCACTATACTCTTCAAACCATTCAGATACTTTCATCAGATTGACGTTGTAATTCAAACTGAAATTGGAGTTGATCATCACGACACGAAATGAGTCGTCTGGGATATGATGTTCAATGTCCAGAAAGGTCTTGAAAATGTAGGTAAGTTGGGTGATGACACGTTTACAGTCAAATATATCACAGCACCCGGCAACTTGAATACTCCCATTTGGAAACACCTTCACAGACTTGGTACTGTAGGTGTCGTGGTAGGTAAGGGTGACCTGGTTGTAGAATGTTGTCGGTTTCAATTTCCATTGAAACCCCCCGTCGTTGTTAGTGCCGCATCGTCTCATTGTATAAGAACCGAGATCCTCAAATATTGCACGAAGTCGTTTGATATCAATCTGCTGCACAAACCGTGAAATCATGGTGATAGTTGTAATCTTGATCCACGACGGCTTGAGTTCTGCGGGTAGAGCTTCACGGAAATCATCGAGCGTCAATAGGTAGGAAAAGCTGTTATTTGCAATCGATGAATACATTGCTGTGATCCAGTTCGTATATAAGCATACTTATCAACATGATAATCGACTACTTAGGTGTTTAAAGAAGAAATTGGTATTATAAAGAATGGCGACCGCTTTTTTGAAGAGTGCACTTTCTGTTTATGACGTAGAATCTAAGGTGTCTTACGTTGAAATCGTATATGATCGTTACATTAAGAAGGGGAAGTGCTACGAAACCTACGTTGATTACATCTCTACTGAACCCAGTGGTGATTGGCAACAAATCAAGTCCCACAAGAGAACGATCTCTTATGTCAAGTTTTTGGACACGATGGTGAAAAAGACGGTAGAGGTTCAACAAAAGATAGCTGAACTCACACTCGAGAATTTCTTATTGAGTGACTATGAGACCAATACATACGTCCGTGTCGCGCATTCTAGCAAAATTTTGGATCCTACATTCCAGCCACCGATTATTAATATGAACAGTGCTTGGCAAGTAGATGTTATCAAGAAATTTTGTAAAAAACATCTTCAAGATGTTATTCAAGAGTGTACTGACCTCAGTCGTCTAGAATACTTCTCTAGCGTCCTGAATATAATACAATCAGGAGTATGAATAGTAAAATGAGGAAAACCCCAAAATAAGGCGTTCGCTTTTGTTTAGCAACCCCAACCTTCACTGTTTTCTTTTTTGATGGGCATGTGAATCCCGTATCTATATTTCTTTTGGGGTGCAGGGTACCCTCACCAATAGTGGGTTTAATTTGCTCTCCACATAGTCCGAAATCACAAAATACACTTTTTTGGTCTTCAGTGATCGGGCTACATACACCAGTTTTTAACTCTGAAAATTCTTCAAAATCACCAGTCTGTCTCACACCCCCTGGAAGGGAGAAACCGTGTGTGACAAACGGGTTCACCTTATTGATCGCATCTTCATCGTTGAGCATATGGGAACTCATAATTAATATTAGTTCAGATTATATTTTTTACTCTTCATTTTAGTTCGATGTTCACACCACATCTGATCCAAATCTACATTTAGCATGTGGGCTAACTGAAAAAGATAACTAAATACATCCCCCATTTCCATCATCACATCTGTACCCCTCTCCTTCTTCAAGTTCATCTTTTTGAATGTTCTCTTATATTGACGAATAGCTGAGGCCAATTCACCAAACTCCTCAGTGAGAAGAAGCCATACTGTATCCACGTTTGCTCGATCCCACCCTTTCTGTTTACATACCTTCTCAGTCTCAGTTTTGTAGTAGTTCAGGCTCATACTTATACTACAAGGGTTTCGTAACTTTATACTAGTTGATACCTATTTTGTTATTTGGACCAAGTTTATTACCAACGGTACTGGTATTTACAGCCCTATCCATAATTGTACGAGTTGTATCAATTTCCTTCGTGTACGCCATATATTGAGAGACACCGGTCTGGATCTGCTTCAGGGCCGTCTCAATCACGCGCTCGTTCATGTACTTAACCTGCTTTTTGACTTGGACGCTATGGTCACCCGAGTTGTTAATGAAAACGACCCGCATGATACTGTACAAATCATCGGGGTTCTGGTAGTCGATGGCGATACCACTTCGATTCTTAAAGGCCTGGCGAATTCCACGCTGAAGAAGATCGATGTTAAACTCTGAAAAAAAGAGGGAGTTCAGCGGAGTCTTAGTCTGTTTCATAGAATTGAGATGAAGATTGTCACCCATTTAATATACTCGCCGAAAAAAATTATATGTAAATAGTAAATGCTGAACACTACTGAGTTCTCTGACTTCGATCAAGCGTATGCCCAGCACCCCACTTTAGGTAAGGAGGCCGAGATTAGCTGTAAATCCCCAGAATGTTTCGTGGGATCTTATGCCCCAGTTGCCAAGGCTGGTGAGACTGGGCCCTTCTTCGTGAACACGTACCTTCTTCAACCCAACCGTAAGCTCGAAGTGGCCGGGTCGGTCTCTGTCCGGAGTAGGGATCTTGGTAAAGATCTGAAATGTAATAAGTAAGTTAAAAATAAAAATTTAACAGTATGTATATGAAAGTAATTAAACGCTCAGGTCGTATTGAGGATATGAAATTTGACAATGTCACCAATAGGATCAAGAATTTAACCAATGAACTCTCTAACAATTGCGATTCATCTAAGGTAGCCCAACAGGTTTTTTCGTCCATGTATGATAACATTACCACCCAAGAAATCGACATACTTTCAGCTGAAATCTGTGTCGGTATGATCACCTCCGACCCAGATTATGAAGTCCTGGCTACACGTATCATTGCCAGTAACATTCAAAAGGTATGCCCCAACAATTTCCATCTCGCCATGAGGAAGCTCCATAAAGCTGGTGTTATCACAGACGAGGTTGTGGAAGTTGCCCAGCAGGTAAAAGATATACTTAAACCCGACCGAGACTTTGATTTCGGTTATTTTGGGCTGAAAACCTTAGAAAAGAGTTATTTACAAAGGGTTGAGGGTAAACTCGTTGAAACCCCCCAATACCTGTTTATGAGGGTTTCTATCGGTATTCACGGTAAAGATATCCCATCGGTTATGGATACCTATGACAAAATGTCACAAGGGTTTTTCATCCACGCCACACCAACACTTTTCAATGCTGGTACACCCCGCCCCCAAATGTCCTCTTGTTTCCTGATCGCCAACAAGGAAGATTCCATCGATGGTATTTACGGTACCCTAACGGAGTGTGCACAAATCAGTAAATGGGCGGGTGGTATCGGTATGCACGTCCACAACGTTCGTTCAAACAAGTCTCGTATCAGGGGTACAAACGGTCAGTCGGATGGTATCATTCCAATGCTGAGGGTTTTCAATGCCACAGCTCGTTATGTAAACCAGGCTGGTCGTCGCAAGGGGTCTATCGCCGTGTATATTGAGCCTTGGCACGCAGACATTTTGGATTTTCTCGAAATTCGTCTTAACCAAGGTGACGAGGAAGCGCGCTGCAGGGATCTCTTTTCGGGTCTCTGGATCCCCGATTTATTCATGAAGAGGGTTGAGGAGGGTGGGGATTGGTCCCTATTCTGCCCAGATAGGGCCCCTGGTCTATCCGATTGTTACGGTGAAGAGTTTGAGAAACTCTACACGGAGTATGAAAAGGATGGTCGGGCCAACGCTACCATTCCCGCGACTGATTTATGGAAGGCCATCCTGAAGAGTCAAACGGAGACTGGGACTCCTTACATGCTCTACAAAGATGCGTGTAACGAAAAGAGTAACCAGAAGAACTTGGGTGTGATTAAGAGTTCTAACCTGTGCACAGAGATCATTGAGTATACGGATAAGGATGAAACCTCGGTGTGTAACCTGGCTTCAATCGCCCTCCCAAAGTATGTAAATAGGGAGGCAAAGACATTCGACTTTGACAAACTACACGAAGTGACAAAAATTGTGACCAAAAACCTGAATCGAGTTATCGATCGAAACTTCTACCCAGTGGAGACAGCCAAGCGCTCCAATATGAGACATCGCCCGATCGGTCTCGGTGTCCAAGGTCTCGCGGATGTGTTTATTTTGTGTGGTCTCGCATTCGATTCCGAAGAGGCACGTTTACTAAACGCCCAAATCTTCGAGACTATGTACCACGCCTCCCTCGAATCGAGTTCTGAACTGGCCCAAGTGGATGGTTCGTATGAAACCTTTGAGGGTTCACCCGCGTCCCAAGGTATTCTTCAACCCCAGATGTGGAGTGGTGAAGCAAAATACCCGTACAGATATGATTGGGTTGAAATGTCGGCGCGTATCAAGAAGGATGGTCTACGTAACAGTCTTCTGATGGCACCTATGCCAACAGCCTCAACAGCCCAAATTTTGGGTAACAATGAGTGTTTCGAACCCTACACGACTAATATCTACTTGAGACGCACCCTCGCGGGAGAATTTGTTGTGGTGAACAAACATCTCGTCGACGATCTAAAAAAGGTGGGACTTTGGTCAAAGGAAATGAAGGATATCATGGTGAAAGCTGGTGGGTCAATTCAGAATATTGTAGACATCCCAGATGACATCAAGCAGCTGTATAAAACCGTATGGGAAATCAGTCAGAAGTGTATAATCGATATGGCGGCCGATAGGGGGAGGTTTATCGATCAGTCACAATCTATGAATCTCTTCATCGAAAGCCCTACCCTATCAAAGCTTTCGTCTATGCATATGTACGCATGGAAGTCGGGTCTCAAAACTGGAATGTATTATCTACGCTCAAAGGCTAAAGCCCGCCCCATCCAATTTAGTTTAGAACCAGATTGTGTCGCGTGTTCAGCTTAAAGTTTTAGTACTAATGTACAAATAGATACGACATGGCAAAAATAAATGAAGCAATCAGTAACCTCGAAATCGCCGAATATAACAACAGAAAGATTGTGTTGTCCACTAAGCACGGTACACCCCTGCGTATTCAGTTTCCGAGATTATATATGCCTTTCGGTGTATCCGGTTTCACACCCGAAGTGGGTTTAACCAAATACAATATCGACTTTGCCCTAAAGGGGTGTGATGAAGAAGAGAGTTACATTAAAAAATTTTACGATGGAATTCGGGAAATCGAGGGTAAGATCATTGACGATGTGGTTCGTCAAAGTGATAAGATTTTCGGAAGTCCTATGACTAAGGAGGAATTGATGCCTATGTTTAATTCAAACATCAAAGAGTCCCCAGATAGGGAACCAAAATTTAGGGTCAAGGTTGACACAGATCATCAAGGACTTATTAAGGCGGGTGTTTACAACTCTGATAAACTTCCCATTAAGAGTGAGGTTCATAACGGTCTCTATTCAAGAAATTCGGGTCATGCTATTGCTGAACTGAATAGTGTGTATTTCTTGAACAAGAAGTTCGGATGTACTTGGAAACTTCACCAGCTCGTTGTGTATGAGCCGCAAAATCTAAAGGGGTTCCAGTTTATCATTTAAAAACGGAGATTTTGGGGGAGGGTACCCTGACCTCCCACAGGTGAAACCATACCGGAACCAACCTGGTTCATAAACGCCGCGTTTGGTTTGTAATTGCGCATACCATTGGGCATGTTCACGTAAGCACCTCCATTGGGTCCTTGCATGATACGTCGCCCAGAGTTATCCATATAGTTCATTGGCATTTCCTCACCATATTGTAAGCCATTCCCTTGGGCCTCTATACGAGCCTTCTCAAGGGCTTGGTTGTGAGCTTGTTGAGCCATGTTCATAGCTTGTCGGTGCGCTTTCTTGGCCATATTGCGACCCTTCTCGATGGCGGCAAGTGCCTGAGTCGTCGTATTCTCAGCCATCTTGCGACCATCAGCTTGCACCTTATTAGCTATCGCTTTACCCTTTTGATTGGCTCGTCCATTAGTTATCTTATTTTTGTTACCATTCACTTTGTTGGGTGACACCGCGCCAGCACCATTGGTTGTCGCGTTGTTTCCTTTAGCTATGGCAGCCAAACCAGTGGCGGCACCCTTCGCCTTGTTAGCCAAACCGGGAGCGGCAGCCTTCGCCTTGTTAACCATACCCTTCGCTTGGGCAGCCAAACCGGGGGCGGCAGCCTTCGCTTTGTTAGCCACAGCCTTCGCTTGGGCCTTCGCTTGGGCGAGTAGCCCGGGACCTTGTGCCTTGACCTTATTAGCCGCGGCCTTCGCCTTCGCTTGTATTTGAGCCATCATACCGGGTCCTTGGGCTTTGGCCTTCGCAGCTAAAGCTTGTCCTTGAGACTGTGCTTTCTTTGCCATGGCAGCACCCTGTGACTTCATCTTGTTCATAAAAGATCCGCCCGCAGATTTAGTTTTCTTGGCTGGGGCCATTTAGTATTTACTGATATTTTTTTTATTACAAACTATTTTTTAGTCGCCTTGGATTTCACTCGGCGTTTGGGCTTGGTCAATAAAATATGATAAATACCCTGAGCTTCCTTGAGAAGTTTTCCCTGGATTCTCATAAATTTGGATCTATCGACATTTAACCGCTCTTTCGCCTTACGGACAGAATAATTCCATAACTCTACAGTCATTCTTATTTAGTACCTAGATTTTTTACGCTACCATCTTTTCGTACGCCTTGGTCCCAGCCTTGGGAACCCTGTGGAAGCTACCATCCTTGGACTTCTTCTTCGCCAAATCGACGAAAGCCTTGAACGCGGTCTTCTTGTAGGACTTCTTGGAAGCCTTACTCGCCGCCTTGGAGATGATCCTACCATCCTTCATCTTGAGGTCTTTCTTGGTGAGACCACCACTCGTTTGTTTAGCATTGCCATGGAATACTTCAGCGCGGGAACCAACAGTCATTTATCTTACGCTCTGAAAATTTTTTTGATGTCCAATATAGATATTTTGTCTGTAGTTCTGTTCACTGGGATTTGTGTCTTCACGCGCTCATCATTCAGCACCTGTGAACACACAACAGATTTATGCCCCTGGAGAGCCATCATCTCTTCCTCCACACTGACAAAACGCGGACATTCTTTGTAAACTAGCTTTTTAACATACACCTGGTGATGCTGTCCTGTGCGATGACTCCGACCAATCGCTTGGAGTTCAGTGGCAGGATTCCATGAGGGGGCTGTGATATATACACGCGTTGCCTCCTGAAGATTGAGACCTTGGCCACCACTTTTGATCTGGATGATGAAAACAGCCCCACTCGAAAATTGTTTGAAAGAGTTGATCTGCCTGACCCTCTCATCCTTGGGTACAGACCCGTCGATTCGGAATACGGGACATTTCATCCGTGACTGAATGTAATTCATTTCACCACGGAATTGACAGAATACCAAACTCTTTTCAGTGGGGTGCTCATCAATCAAACGAATGAGGGTTTCCATTTTATTGGAGACACCCTCCCACTTCGTGGGTACAACTCCATTCTTTGAAGCCACCCCATCGAGATACATCTGTGGCCAAATCATACACTGCCTCGCACGAAGAAGACACTCCAAAATTATCATGTTCTTGGAATTGAGACTTTGGGCATTTTTGAAAGCATCTTTAATCACACCCTGTGCTTCCAGAAAGACAAACTCATAGAGGGCCTTTTCATCTGGAAACATATCAAGCTCGACATTTTCAAAGTGACAGTCGGGTAATCGCAAACGCTCACTGATTTTTGCCAAATCATCCTTCGTTCGTCGAAGAATGTAGATATCCTTGATATCCTTGGTCATCGCCTGAACACT